GCGCACCGCGGACCACCTGGCGCACCCCGGCGCGGGCCAGTTCGCGTCCCATGCCGTTGGCCGTGGTGTTCGAGCGCTGGTCGGGGTCGTACAGCAGCAGTAGCTCCTTGCTCGTGAAGAGGTCCTTCCCGATCGGGATCTCCCCGACGCGGAGGTAGAAGTCGGGATTCAGCAGCAGCTGGTGCACCCAGTCACCGAGGTCAGAGCGTACGTGCGCGGTCATCCGTTCCTTGGCTGAGGTCTTGAAGGCGGGGGCAGCCGGGTTGAAGTCAGCCAGGTCCAGCTTGAGCAGGTAGTCGAAGACGGCTTCCGCGCCGCCCGTTTCCAGCCAGAGTTCGTACTCGACGTAGAACTCCTCCGGCAGCGGCCCTACCACCACCTCCTGGATAAAGAAGCGGCGGTCGTCGTCCTCTAAGAAGAAGCTGTCGGGCTGATTGGCCGTAAAGTAGTAGTTCACCACGTCCGGCACGACGTAGGCCGGTACGTACTTGATGTTGATCCGCAGCTCGCGCTGGGTGATGATCTTCTTCAGGTAATCGGCGTCCTGACGCTTCTGGCTCCCGGTCACGTCGTCACCCAGGATCAGCTGCTTACCCTCCGCCCACTCGTTGTAGTCGCTGTGCAGATGCCGTTCAGTGATCTCGGTGAAGTTCTCACCGTAGATCCGGCCCAGCGTGTAACCCACCAACGACTTCCCGGTTCCGTGCCGCACGCCGTGGAGGACCGCGCTGCTGAAGAGCTTCGTCCCGGGGTACTGGATCGGAAAGGCGCACCACCTCATGAACCACTCCAACGCACCGGGGTCCGCGCCGGTGAAGAGGTGCTTAAGCAGGGTGAGGAACGGCGTTACGTCCCCCTTCTTCGGCTCGACGCCCCAACCGGGCCAGATGTTATAGAGAAGGGAGGTGTCGGGTCGCCGGATGAACCGCTCACGGCCTGGCTGGTAGGTGAGCTTTGCCACCTCGGTACGAAGCGGCCAGCGTAACCAGCTGCTGGCGGCGCTGACGGGCTTGTAGCTTACGGAGCCGTCGGCGTTCAGCACGCGCTCACGGTATCTCAACGGAGCCTGCAGGTGGTCGGTAAAAGCTGACGGGCTGCACTTGCTGTTGGTTCGCTGATCGACGAGCAAGCCGTGGTCGCGGACGTAGACATAGCGGTCATTCAGCTCCCACAGCGGCGCGCTCAGGCCAAGGGGTTCGGCCAGGTGCAACAGCTCGGCGAACGCGGCGGAGGCGTTCGGTCCCGCGTGGACCAGGAAGTCATCCAGGCCCACCTTGTCCAAGCCCGGCAGGCTTGGCAGCGCCACCAGCGAGACGTAGGCCCCACGGTGCTGGAACTCGTTCGCCAGCTCACGGAGGGCGCTGCAGACCATGGGGTTGGTGCGGTAATCGGAGTCGAAGCACAGGTAGACGTTGCGCCGCAGCCAGGTGATCTCATCCAGGCTCGCCAGCCAGGTGATCCCCAACCCCAGCGCCCGCCAGTTGTACACGCCGCCCAAGCCGATGGTGGGAAACCCCTCGACGCACGCCTTCGCGGCCTTCAGCTCGCCCTCCGTAACAACCAGCGGCTGGTCGACGTCGGCGGCCAGGGTCACCCAGTCCTCCGTGCGCGGGTAGTACGCAGCGGGAGCCGTCGCCGGTTCCTGCACGTACCGCAACGTTTTCTTCGCCGCGAGGGCAGCGAAGTCGGTGGGGGCCTCAAGGTAGCGGAGCCGGTAAAAGGGTGGCGCGCTCGGCCAGTCGCTTAACGGGTTACCGCGTACGTCGTAGTAGTTGAGGCGTAATGCCGGAAGCGGTTTGAAGGAGGGGTGAAGCGACGCCACGGTCGCGGGAGGTAAAAGGTCAATGCCCAGCTCACGGGCGTCATCCAGGCTCAGGCCAGATGACAACAACTTCTCCGTCGCGAGGTCGAGCGTCTTCTTGTCGACGGTCACGCGCGAGGCGCGAAGAGGTTTTTTAGGGGTCGCTTTTGCCATAGGAATCGGTCTACGTCAGTCACCAGAAAATCACCCGCCTCAGCTTCGGGTCCGGTTCGTCGAACTCAGCTTCGACGACATATCTTAAAAGAGGGGGTTACCCGACCCGCACCGACTTGCTGAGGGAAGGTGACGTAGACCTAGACGCTCCAACCAACGAGGCGAGGCGAAGGACAGGGGAGCGGTCTACGGCAGGGGCCGGGCAACCGTCTTATAAAGGTAACGCCGTCGGCCCCGTTTGTAAATAGTAGCAGGTAGAACTGAATCGAATCAGCTAGTTAGAACTCTGCCAGACGAAAGATCTACGTCGTCGAGCGGTCGCGCGTCCGGCGAATGACCCGGTAGATCTCGTCGTGGTTCATAAAGTTCGCCTCGCCCTGGCCCAAGCTGACGCGAGTGCGCAGGGTCGCCGGGCGGCAACCGACGACCTCCGCCGCCTCCGCGTAGTCGTGGAAAATGAGTTCCGCGCCCGACGTCCGAGCGATGACGACGAGTTCCAGGGTCGTCGTTTTGAGGCGCGTAGCTCGTCGTTTGGCGAGAGCTTGCTCGCGTTTTTTCTCGTCTTGCCAGTACGAACCCGCGCCGCTGAACGTCGGTTTCTCGTCCACCAGGTAGTTGAAAAAGGTGGTGAGACGTTGAAGTGAGAGCGGCGGCTTCTGCTGGTACTTGACCGGCAGCTTGCTAATGAGGTCATCCAGATCGGCTTTAAGCTGTTGATATTCAAAAGACATTTTTGAGTCCTCTTTGATAGGTGGTGAGTACGCCGGGCCACGCCCTTCGCCCTCCGTGGGGCGGTTGTGTAATCAGAGAAGGCAGTTTTGGGCCTCGCTACAGAATACACGAAATACAGATTTTTTTCTTATTCTCTTACCTATTACTCAGAAAATATATAAATATACTACTCTATATCTTATCTCTATTATACTTATTCTCTTTCTCTTTAAAAGTACTAAGAATAGTAATCTGTATTAAGTAGTTGTGTAGCAGCTTTATATAAAACAATACCTTACAGACCCCCATCTGCTACAGCACTTTTTATCTGTAGCGACCTTTTCGTCACTTCCCCATTGAAATCAAAAGGTTAATCAAAATTTCGCCTCCCATCTATTTCTGCCAGACGAAAGAAATCTTCAACCCCCGGTCGGTGAAGCCGAGACCTCGAGGTCTTCACTGCTACAGTGACCCCATCTGCTGCCGCCGAGGCACGAACCGTAATTCCACGAAGGGGTGATCATGGCTCAAGGATCCAAGACGTCGGCTCCCGCCAAGCGCCGCGCCAAGCCCAAGGCGGCGAAGGCGACGTCACGGCCCTCGCACAAGACCGCGATGCAGCGAGCGCAGGAGGCGAAGGCGGAGACCGGCTTGCTTCCGCATGAGTGGTTGTTGAAGGTCGCGCTCGGCGAGCCGATCATTCACCACCGCTGGCGGATTCAGTACAACCGGCAGGGAACCGAGATTAGCCGGGAGCTAGTGGTGGAGGAGATGTACGCCGATTTCAAAACCAGGGTCGAGGCAGCCAAGGCGGCGGCACCGTTCTTCGCACCTCGTCTCAGCACCATGAAGGTGCAACCCATCGGCGGCAACGGCGCACCCGCTGAGGTCCGTGTGGTCTTTGTGGAACCTAACCGTACAGAAGGTGAACCGAAGTAGATGGTGATGACGGCTGACCGACCGATTCCGAAGGCCCCGTCCCGGCGTGTGATGAAAGCCGCGCTGGCGGCTGCCCAACAACCCCTGGAAACCGTCATCGCCCCCATCCCGGCGAAGCTCAAACCGCTCTTTGAACCCTACCGGTACAAGGTGGCCCACGGCGGACGCGGTGGCACCAAGAGCTGGAACTTCGCCCGCGCTCTCTTGATCCTGGGCACCCAAAGTTGCTTGCGGGTGCTCTGCGTCCGGGAACTGCAGACCTCCATCCAGGAATCTGTGCACAAGCTCCTCACCGATCAGATCGGCCTCCTGGGTCTGGGTGGTTTCTACCGGGTGACGCAGACCTCGATCGAGGGAATCAACGGAACCGAGTTCTTCTTCAAGGGCGTGCGCAACAACGCGGCGGAGATCAAGTCGACGGAAGGCGTTGACATCTGCTGGGTGGAAGAAGCTGAGAAGGTTTCCGACGCCTCCTGGCGATTACTTATCCCCACCATCAGGAAAGCCGGGTCTGAGATCTGGATCAGCTTCAACCCAAACGACAAGGATGACCCCACGTACAAGCGCTTTGTCCTGAACACGCCGCCCGACGCGGTGGTCATCGAGATCAACTGGCGCGATAACCCCTGGTTCCCTGAGGAGCTGGAGAAGGAACGTCAGTACGCGTTGAGCCTGATTGAAACCGCGAAGGACGAACATGAACGTGCTCAGGCGCAAGCCGACTACGACCACGTGTGGGAAGGAAAGGTCCGCCTGAACACGATGGCCGGGGTCATCAAGCGCTGGCGGGTGGAAGCCTTTGACACCCCCGAGGACGTGCGGTTCTTCCACGGCGCTGACTGGGGTTTCGCCAACGACCCCACCTGTCTCCTGCGTTGCTTCGTCGACGAAAGCACCAACATCTTGTACGTTGATCGTGAGAGCTTCGGCTATGGCGTCGAGCTGGATGAGATCCCGCAGCTCTTTGACGCGATTCCCACCGCCCGCAAGTGGCCGATTAAAGCGGACAACGCCCGCCCGGAAACTATCAGCCACATCAAGCGCAAGGGGTTCAACATCTCCGCGGCAGATAAATGGGCGGGAAGCATCGAGGACGGTATCGCCCACCTCAACGCTTTCCGCATGATCGTCATCCACCCCCGCTGCCGGCACCTCATCAACGAGGCGCGGCTGTACTCCTACAAGGTGGATAAGGTGACCCAGGAGATTCTCCCGGTGATCGTAGACGCGCATAACCACGGTTGGGATGCCCTCCGTTATGCCCTTGACAAATACATCCAGCGTCGTGGTGGTACCGGCGTCTGGGCGAAGCTGGGATAGGTGACGCATGGCTGCTAAGAAACGACCGGTGAGCGTAAAGGGTGCCATCCGCTCGGCGAAGGCCGACGAACGCCGCACCGTGGCGCAAGCCCGTAAGGTGACTGACGGCAACTCCGGTGCGAAGCTCTCGACGGTGGACTCCTTCGTCAACTTCAACTTCAATCTGGGCGTCGGAGCCGACAACGCGCTGACTAGCTCGACCTACGGCTTCAACCCCATTACCCGGAACCGGACGTTGCTCGAGTGGATCTACCGTGGATCATGGATGGGTGGCGTAGCGGTCGACGTCGTAGCCGATGACATGACGCGCTCCGGCGTTGATCTCCAGGGTGAGCTGGAACCTGAAACCATCCAGGAGATTGAGGAGGAGGTCGTCCGGCTCGGGATTTGGAACAACATCAACGACGGCATCAAATGGGCCAGGCTGTACGGTGGTGCGATCGTCGTCATGTTGATTGACGGCCAGGACCTTAGCACGCCGTTGCGCCTGAACACGATTCGTAAAGGACAGTTCGGCGGTCTCCTGGTACTCGACCGTTGGATGGTTGAACCCAGTCTTGAGGACCTGGTGACCGACTACGGTCCTGAGCTGGGCCTGCCGAAGTACTACACCGTTACCGACCAGGGACCGGCGTTGCGCCGGATGAAGATTCACCACTCGCGGTGCCTACGCCTCGAGGGGATCCGGTTGCCGTACTGGCAGCGCCTTATGGAGAACCTTTGGGGCTTGTCGGTTGTGGAACGCCTTTACGATCGGATGGTGGCGTTCGACAGTGCCACGACCGGCGCGGCCCAGCTCGTGTACAAGAGCTACCTCCGTACGATGAAGGTCAAGGATCTGCGTGAGGTGGTCGCCGCCGGAGGTGCCGCCCTTCAAGGTCTGGCTGCGTACGTGGACACCATGCGCCGGTTCCAGGGTATTGAGGGCATCACCCTCATCGATCAAGAGGACGAGATCGAAGCCGCCACGCACGGTGCGTTCAGTGGCTTGAGTGATGCCCTGGCGCAGTTCGGCCAGCAGCTGTCAGGCGCGCTCCAAATTCCGCTGGTACGGTTGTTCGGCCAGTCACCCATGGGATTCAGTACGGGTGAAACGGATCTCCGCAACTACTATGACACGGTGAAGCAGCAGCAGGAGAAGGAACTCAAGGTCGACGTCACCCGCATCTACCGCGCCGTCGCAGCTGGTTTAGGAATTGAGCTGCCGGAAGGCTTCGGTGTCGACTTCCGCAGTCTGTGGCAGCTGACTCCTGAAGAGAAATCAGACATCGCCGGGAAGGTCGCGGTCGCCGTGGGCCAGGTCGAGGAAACCGGTCTTGTTGATCGTGCTACCGCGCTCCGGGAGCTGCGTCAGTCAAGCGAGCTGACCGGCATCTTCACGAACATCACTGAAGAGATGATCAAGGAAGCGGAGAACGAGCCGCCGCCCTCGCCGTTCGGTGAAGGTGGTGAGAACAGTGAAGGTGATCTTGAAGGCCACGTGCCGAAGTTTGAGAAGCCTAGCAGTACGCCACGCATGAAAGGGCCTGGCCAAGATGGCTGATACCGACGAACGCGTTTCCAAGGCGGCGATCGCACGCCGGTCTCGTGAGCGCTTCGCCGTCGCCAAGCGGGTGGAACTCGACTACCTTCGGTCACTGCGCCAGGTTGCTCGTCAGATCGATGCGTTGGTCAAGGGCATGGCTCCTGACGGACAAGTTCAAGATCCGGAGGCGTTGCGTCAGGCGCTGTTGACGTACGGCCAAGCTCTAAGACCTTGGGCCAGGTCCGTGGGCGAACGGATGTTGGCGTCAGTCATGAGAAAGGACGAGGCGTCTTGGATTCGCCTTGGGAAGCAGATCGGCCAGTCGCTTCGCCAAGAGCTTGAGAACGCCCCGGTAGGGCGTGCGTTGAACCTGTTCCTGGATGAGCAGGTGAGGCTGATCACGTCCCTACCGGTTGAGGCGTCTGAACGGGTGCATGCTTTGGTTCGTGAAGGTCTGATGAACTCAACCCGTGCGGCTGAGATCCAGAAGGAGATCATGAAGACCGGCAGCGTAACGGAGAGCCGGGCCAAGCTGATCGCCCGCACGGAGGTGGCTCGTACGGCGTCGGCGCTCACGATGGTACGCGCTCAGCACGTGGGGTCGACGCACTACATCTGGCGTACGAGCGAGGACAGCACCGTGCGGGAAAGTCACCGCCACATGGCCAACACCGTGCACGCGTGGGACAAGCCGCCAGAAGTTGAACGTGGTTATCACTACCATCCCGGCATGTTTCCCAACTGCCGATGCTGGCCTGAACCGATTCTTCCGGAGTAGATGTGATGGCAAAGGTGAAAGCTTTTCAGGACGCAGATGGGGTTCCCTACGCTTATCGGTTTACGTGCCCAGGATGCGGCGACGAACACATCCTCCATACAGGCAAACCAAATACTTTGGGTGCATCGTGGTCATTCAATAATGACGTGGATAAACCTACCTTCCAACCGTCACTCAACTATCGAACTGGTCATTACTGCCCCGGTTCGCCGCCTGCTGAGGCATGCTGGCTATGTAAAGAAGCGCGTGAAGATAACCATCCCTCACTGTGCCTCGTTTGTCATAGCTTCATTCGTGATGGGAAGATTCAGTTCTTGGGTGACTGCACTCATGCCTTCGCAGGCCAGACGCTAGAACTTCCGGAGATTGAGGAATGATCAGGGCAGCCGGTGTAATGCTTTGGCACGGTGACAAGCTGCTCTTGCTGCGCCGGGCAAATGAGACCGATTTCGTCGGTTACTGGTCTCTACCTGGTGGCCACGTAGAGGACGGCGAGTCAGTGCGTGAGGCGGTCGTCCGGGAAGTACGTGAGGAGTGCGGTGCGGTAATTGATAACCCCGCCGATCTCCGCCTGGTGCGGGTTCAACTCAACCCCATCCACTACGAAACTTATACCGGGTTTACGCCGGTGGAGTTCAAACCGGTGTTGAATTTTGAACATGATAAATACGTCTGGGCTGAGGTGGCTGAACTCCCCTATCCGCTTCACCCGGGACTTCTCTCAACCCTTCGTCTGTTAGGGATGGCTTCATGATCAACGTGACCGAGACGATTACGCCTTTAGCTGCTAACGCTACATTTACCGGCCCGGCCAGAAAAATTAACCGGTCACCCGGTACCGTGATCTTCGATGCGTATTTTTACAGTGATCAGGTATCGGCTACTAACGGTGCGAAAGTTGAAGGTTCTGATGACGGGGTATCCTGGGAGCTGATCAAAGAAAGCAGTGTCGTTGCTCTTCAACCTCTTCTACTAGAGGTTCCGGTTATCTTCAACTACATTCGAGTTGTCCTGATAAATGGGGCGGTTAACCAAACTGATTTGATGGTTAGATCGAGTATTAACTCGATTTAAATTCTTCCAACTTGGAGAATAGCGATGCCGCTCAATCCTTCAGACCAAGACAAACGAAGTATCTGGTTGCCTAATTCCAACGGACCGCGCTGGAATTCTCTCTATCCGAATGGTAACGCACCTGCTGGTTATATTACTCCTCCGCCAGGCGTTTCCGGGATGTTGTTGGCTCGTCTCTTCAACTTTGACAACGTTCCTGATTACACGTCCGCAACTGACATGCTTACGTTGGGGAGTACCCGCAACAACATCTCACCTCAGAATACCGGAGGACTCCCAAGTGGTTGGGATGCCCTTTACGTCCAAGACGAGTGGTATCCGCAGAACGGCTACACGTCTAACCATCCCACGGTAGAGATTCTTACCTCAAATCTGGATAAAACCAGACTGGGAACTGGTAAGTCGTACGTGCAATACCGTGAATCGAATTCGCCAAGTCAAACTGACTGGAGAAGTGATGGGCAGCTGGTGAGTCGACTCGATGCCAACTGGGGTCAATACCGCAAGGTCTACGTTGAATTCTGGATTCGTTTCAGCCCTAATTGGTACGGCCTGCAAGATACCGACATTGCCGGATGGGCTGCGAAGTTCTTCCGGATCGGTTATTGGAACGGCGTTGACCCCACGAAGATTTTCAGCGGTTTCCAAGGGGATTTGGGTCCTATTGCTATCATGCAATATTCCCATAATCAATATGGCGTGCGTAATGATTTGGCGCTTCGTGGTGGTGGCAATATCGGCGTTAATTATAACTTCGGTAAGACATCGGGGAGAGACTTCTCATTTAACTTCGGTTCTAGTACCGTTGGACAAGGGTACGGTGGAGTCGATCCGCAAATTCCCGATTTGGTCAATGGCGGTTATCTGATTAACTACAACGGGACCATTAGTCACAAGCAGGTATACGGTGATACAGGCGTTTGGACTAAGGTAGGAATGTACGTTGAGATGAATACCGCTATCGGCGCCCCCGACGGTATTCTTACCCAGTGGATCAATGACGAACAATTTAACAACATAACTGATATTGACTGGATCGGAGCGAGCATTGAGGTTGATGCAAATACCAACTTCGCAATTGGTGACACAGTTACCGGTTTGACGTCTGGTCAAACTTGGGTGGTTCAGCAAACTCATCTGACCACCGGGCTTTATTTTGTACCGGTAGCAGGGGGCGCTCCCACGTCATTTTACCTGGTAGGTGAGACGGTTCAAAATCAGAATGGTCAACAGGCGACGGTGACTAAGATTCCAACAATGAGTGGTTGGAATTACTTTGCCGTGGGCGGTAATTCAGATCTTGCTCAGTACCCGGTAGCTGATCTATTTGAAGACTGGCATGCCGTTGACGACGGCGTAATTCTTGTGGGGTCCGCTGTATGAGCTGGGAACTACGATACAACTTAGGTATCCCCACGAACTTAGCGCCGGGGAATTTTAACAACCTTACGTCTACCACGGCGTCAATTGCTGACAGCATCGACTTCCTTACCGGCAACCCTACCGGTATTGGAATTTCGTATACCGCCAGCCCAGATAATGTTTTTCAAAATGCTGGGTTCTCTGGGGTAGGGGTCGCTGATCTTTCATGGTGTAGTACCCCAGCGGCACTTGCGGACGCCCACTACATCTCTGTAGCTGGTAATTGGGCAGCTCTTACTCTGACAGGGTTGACCGTTGGTGCTACCTACATCGTAAAGTGTGCTTCGTCCACTACTGCCACGGGAAGGGTTACAAGCTGGCGAGTAAATGGCGGAACGTCGCAAGACCTTGCGAGTTACGACGCCACAAACAGTCAGCCGAATAACTCAGTTGGTTTGACTTTTACATTCACCGCTACTGCGACCACCGCAGTCATTGAATACACGCGTGCTGCTTCGTCAAGTGGTAACTCGTACGCTAATGCACTTTTAGTGACCAACGCTAGTTCAACGGTCAGTGCCGATGCCACCGTGGCAAGCGGTGCAACGCTCAACTACTCCACAGTTGGGTTAGGGACAATTACCTCAGCGGTATTAAGTGACGGAACGAATACGTTGACGTTGACGAGCGTGACCGATACCACCGCTTTGGTTCCAGCGCTCGCAAATAATCTTCAGTATTGTCTTTTCGGTACGGTGACGCTCACGGTTTCAGATGGAACCAACTCCGCTAGTACGATGTTGACCCTGAACCCTCCGGCCGGGTACTCAAAGGTTTCATTGCTTACCGGTTTCGTGACCGACGTTAATTCGTTTCTCTATAACTACGGCGGCACACCCCAAGTCGGCGATCAATTCGTATGGAATTCGACCGCCCTTATCTTGAACTCAGATGGAACTTTTACCGCAACCGCTGATGGTTCGTACCCCGTTTACGGGATCTCGTCCGCTGATGGGTTGATGCAATCATTCAATATCATCGTAGGTACCTTTTCGACAACCGTGAGTTCGGTAGGCGGACCCGCTAACGGAACGTATCATCAGGGTGATAATCTTGATTTTGACGTGACATTTGATTACGCGGTTGCCATTTCAACAACTGGCGGAGTTCCTTTTGTCGCAATTCAACTTAGTGGGGCAGTTGTCCAGGCTTCTTACTTGAGTCAACCTTCGTCAACGGTTCTGCGATTCAGATATATCGTTCAGTTGGGAGATACAGCACCAACCGGGATCACCATTGGTTCAGCAATCCAGGCAAACGGTGGTTCGATAACAAACCAAAATGGGACTGGTGGCGTTGATCTTACGTTAAATAACGTTCCTAGTTTCAGTGCGGTTATCATTGAGGGCTCGACAACTGGTCCGCTTGGTGCCGGTGGAGTTTTACAGACCGCGCCTGTTAAGTTGAGTTTGATCAAGGGTCAAGTAGTTCTATATGCTTTGATCAATACCGATCAAGATTCCGCTGTAAATGGGGCTGTGATCGAAGGATCTGACGATTTAGTTACTTGGTATCCGATTACGGTTGGAAGCGTGACTGGCGGAATTCCACTTCTTCTACAAGCCAAACCAATTTTTGAATACCAGAGGTTAAAACTGACAAACGGAAGTGTCGCACAAACTACGTTGTCAACTCGGTTAAGCTTCACCTACTAATCAGGAGATCATCAATGCTGCGACTCAACACACCTACCAACGGCGAAGCGGTCTTCGCAATTGACACCTTGGACTTCAATAACATTATGGACCAAGGTACCTACTCAGCTTTTGGTGTAACTACCACCAACGGGCCATTGAGTAACGTCCAGAAAGACTTTACCATGGCGGTGTCAATCGCTTCAAGTGGTGATATCACGCAGACGGTTTACTCACCGGCAGGCCCGTATAAACGCACCAAAAGTGGTGGTTCTTGGAGTTCTTGGGTTCGATCTGACGCCGGAATCGCAAAGCACGCGGTATTGACTGGTGCCACCTCCGGGGATGTGACGTTGACCGGCATCGGAACGTTGGATGAGCTGGACGAGGTGTTGTACTTCGCCGGAGCGGGTACGTCGGTGACTGACGTCACTGATCTTACCAGCGAGTTCACCATCACCGCTACGAACACCATCAACAACGCCGGTGGGACGTCCTCAACCGGTGGAAAGCTGGTGGTTCGTTACACCAAGCTGAGCTAAGGGTTGAGCCATGGCTAAACACGTCCACGTTCATCTGTATCGGCGCTCACGAGATGAGTCAGCTGCTACGAAGGCGTCTCACCAAGGCAAGCTCAATGAGCAGGAGCAAGCCATGGCCTCTCAGCACGTGGCTCATCGTGAGAACGTTCCGAAGGGTGTCTACCTTGAACCAGATCAGGAGAAGTATCCGGTCATGGTGAAGCGTAATGGTAAGTACGTCTACGACGAGCACCTGCTCATGGCAGCAGCTCGTGAGGCCAGGATGCACGGCCATGAGGAGCTGGCGCGCCGGGCAGATGAAATTCGCAACCGAGAATTTGGTGGCAAGAGATGAAAACCACTGACGACGCTCTGCAGACGATGCGTGTCTACGCGGTAACCAAAATCGGGCCGAAGCGGTCGTTGACGCCGGAGGGTTTCCTACTGTGTGAGGACGTACCGATCGCCCGAACTGGGATGATGTTGTACGCCCCGTCTGAGCTACCTGGTTTTGAGGTAGGTGAGTCGGGGATCTTACAAGTCTTCCGCGAAGCCGACGATCTTTTTCAACCGGCTACCATCGCGTCCGGCCAGGGAAAGTCCATCGTCGTTGACCACCCTGATGACGACGTAATCCCAGCCACCTGGAACCAGCATACAGCCGGGATCATGATCAACATTCGTCGTGGTGAGGGCAACGTTGACGACCTTCTTCTTGCAGATCTTCTGATTACCACGCCAGAGGGTCTGCAAGCAATTGAAGACGACCAAACTGAGGTCTCGTTGGGTTATGACGCCCATTACACGCAGTTGTCACCCGGAAAGCTTCGGCAATCCGATATCATCATCAACCATCTTGCGCTGGTCGAAAAAGGTCGCTGCGGCCCGCGCTGCACCATTGGCGACCATCAACCAGTGTTAATCGAGGGTAGGACTATGGCTGGAAAAACGAAAGACAACCGGGTGGCAAACCTGCTGCGCCGGGCTTTCAAAGCGAAGGATTCTGATGAAGTTGAGAATCTGATTCGCGAAGCAAATGACGAGATGGGTACTGAGCTGGAAGGTGGTGAGGGTGGTGAAACTCATATTCACATTCACGCTCACCCAGAAGGTGGCGAAGGAGCTACCCCGGCTGCTGTAGTTCCTGAGAAGCCTTCTGTAGGTGATGAAGGCGGCGAAGGCGGCGCACCCGATCTCAAGCAGTTCATGGAAGAAAACGCTCGTGATCACGAGGAGTTCCGTACGCGCATCGCGGCCTTGGAGAAGGCGTTGAGCGAACGCGCTACCGGTGACCAGGAAGGCGGCGAAGAAAAACCCAAGGAAGACGAGGAAGAAGCGATGCGCGATGAGGCCCCAGAGGGTCTTGAGGAGGAAGCCACGAAATCCAAGGACTCGGCTTATTATTCCGAATCGTTCCGTGAAACGATCGCACAGGCTGAGATCCTGGCCCCTGGTATCGGGATCCCGACCTTTGACCGGAAAGCCAAGCCGTTGGACACCGTGAAAACCCTGTGCAACTTTCGTCGTAAGGTACTTGACCACGCTTACACCACGGACGAAGGTCGCCAGGTAATTGGGAAGGTCCTCGGCGGTCGGACTCTGGATACCGCCAAGATGAACTGCGGTGACGTTCGGGCACTTTTCCGGTCGGCAGCCGCGCTTCGTGAAACCATAAACCGGTCTCACCAGACCAATGACTCGAAGATGCCCGGTACGACCACGGTCACCCAACCTCAGCACCCCACGACTCCCGCTGCCTTGAATGCCCGGCTGCGTGAACATTACAATCGTCAGTAAGGAGAAGTTTCAATGAGCAAGGTTATCCGTTTGAAAACTCGTGATGCGGCCTTCAGCTATCGGATGGGCGCTGGGTTTCCGGGTGATGTGAACCGTACTCACCCGGCCAGCATTGAGCCTGTGCTGATCGACGCCGCCGCGCCGCCTACGTTGTACGGTCAACCGACTCTGATTGACCCGACGACGCAGGGTGTTCGCCCGTTCGCAGCCGGTGACACCGCTGTTACCGACGCCTACGGTATGACGGTGCGCCCGTATCCTACCCAACAGGAATCCGCTACCAACTACGGTGCCACCGGGTTGGGTACTGGCACGCCTCCGGCATCGGGTATCATGGACGTGCTGCGGATGGGTTACATCATGGCTAAGGTGAACGGCTCCACGGTTAAAGGTGGCACCGTTTATGTCTGGTGCGCCGCCAGCACCGGCAGTCACGTTCAGGGTGGACTGGAGGCAACTGCTTCGGCAGGCAACACCGCCGCCTTGTCCCGTGTCACCTTCAACGGCGTACCCGACGCGAACGGCTTTGTCGAAGTCGCGTTCAACATCTAATCGCAAAGGACCTATGACAATGAGTAAACTGATTCTCCCGCGTCGGATCAAGACCCGCGACATGATGACGTTTGACGCCTCCGGCCAGCAACCGCTGGATGCCGTCGGAAACATGCGTGGAAAAGTTCTGGACCACGCTTTCAAGACCCATGACGGTCTGCGCACCGTCGACTCCACCGGTTCGTTCCTGGTTGGTGAGTTGGAACGCCTGGATATGACGCTGCACGAGCCGCTGGCCGCTGTTACGTGGGGCCGCGACATCGATCTGCGTGAGGACGTCACGATCGCCGATGAAGTTTCCAGCTTCACGCTGAGCAGCTTCGCCTCCTCCGGTGGTCTGGGCGTTGGAAACGGTATCGGAAACGGCAAAGCCTGGATCGGTAAGAACACCGATCAGGTCGCCGGGATCGCGGCCGACATCGCGAAGATTCCTCACTCACTGCGTCCGTGGGCGCTCGAGCTGAAGTACACCATCCTGGAACTTGAGTCGGCCGCTCGGTTGGGTCGCCCCATCGACCAGCAGAAGTATGAAGGTCTGCAGCTCAAACACCAGATGGACATTGACGAGATGGTTTACATCGGCGATACGTCGCTGAGCGAAACCGGTCTCATCAACAACAGCCTGGTTACCAACGTGTCCAACCTGCCGAACGGCGCTGCCGGTTCCAGTAACTGGAACAAGAAAACTCCTGACGAGATCTTGGCGGACGTGAACACCGCGTTGACCTCCGTCTGGGCAGCTTCGGCCTACGCCGTGATGCCCGGCAAGATCTTGTTGCCGCCGTCTCAGTTCGGTTACATCAGCACCCAGAAGGTTTCAAGTGCCGGTAACATCTCCATCTTGAAATACATTCTGGACAACAACCTGTTGACCACCTCCGGAGCTGGTAAGAAGTTGGAGATCGCGCCGGTCAAGTGGTGCGTGGGAGCGGGGGTTGGTGGCACCATCGGCACAGCCGGGACGGTTGACCGGATGGTGGTTTACACCCAAGAGAAGAATCGTGTCCGTTATCCGATGACGCTGCTGCAACGCACGCCGATTCAGTACGACTCGATTTATCACAAGACCACCTACTTCTGCCGATTGGGCGCGGTCGAGGTGGTTTACCCCGAAACGATCGGTTACTTTGACGGTCTGTAAGAGAGGTCACCATGGCTGGTAAACGCAGTACCAAAGGAGCGGCTTCGGCCGCTTCTGAACCGGTTCAAGAGCCGGGTGAGCTGACCTCTGAGGGTGAGATGAGCCAGGAAGGGGTGTCTGAGGCCGGGGAGACGGCATCAGAGAGCATGGAGAACGCCCCTGAAAACTCAGAGGAGTACGTTGGTACAGGGGTACCCGCTGAAGAGGCCCAGGAAGCGCCAGAGGAAGCCGGTGGCGAGGGCGTCGACACGGGTCTGAAGATCGGGGTTGACGAGGTTATCGTCACCGTTCCGAAGGAGTACATCCTCAGGCTGGATCACAACAACGTCTCCACCATCAAAGCCGGGGTTCAGGTGATGAAGCGTGAACTCGCCGATCACTGGTATTCCAAGGCCAACGGGGTGGAAGTTTTCAAGGGTTGATCTGTGAAGCAGGGACGCTTCAATTTTTAAGAGGTATTCGAGATGCCACTTGAACAAGGTTCGTCAAAGGAAGCTTTCCAGCACAACATCAAAACCGAGATCGAGGCTGGAAAGGATCCCAAGCAGGCGGCGGCGATCGCGTACTCGGTACAACGGTCGAACGACGACGACGAGACAGGTCCGTCGGTTGTCACCATTCCCGAGTTGGTTTCACCGGCGCAGATCAACGAAGAAAATCGTCGTTACTGGGGACGTTGAGATGACTATTTCAGTGGCCCAGTTCAGAGCGGACTACCCGGAGTTTTCATCTACAACCAACTTCCCGTCATCGGGTATTCAATATTGGTTGAACGTCGCGTACGAGCTTCTGAACGCCTCACGCTGGGGTGCCCAGTTGGATCTTGGTGCTGAGCTGTATGTGGCGCATAACATCGCGTTGGAAGCACGCGCCCAGAAGGAAGCTCTCAGCGGTGGCATCCCCGGTCAGCAAAGCGGCACCGTCTCATCCAAATCGGTTGACAAGGTATCGGTCGGGTATGATACCAACGCAGCTTCTGAAGAAGGTGGCGGCCACTGGAATCTGACGATCTACGGAACCCGGCTTTATCGGTTGATTAAGTTGATGGGTGCGGGTCCGGTTTATCTCGGTATTGGATCGTCACCGATTTTGAATGGACCGGCGTGGCCAGGTCCTGATACGACGCCCGGCTTCACCAACTTCAGTTGAGGGTTTTATGCGTCGGAACGCGGCTAAGTTAGTCATCAACCGGGTAGGAACAATGGTCTCCGCCTTGTCGATTTTACGCCGTGAAAATGTCTTGGTCGGCATACCCCAGGAGAAGAACCAGCGTCGTCCCGACGGTACTTACGAGCCGATGAACAACGCCACGCTGGCATACATTCATGACAACGGTTCGCCTGCTGCGAACATCCCAGCTCGACCGTTCATGCGGCCAGGGGTGCAACGATCGAAAAGGTTCATCAGCCGGGTTATGAGAGCGGCGGCGTTGGACGCCTTAACCGGTCGGACTTCGGCAACTGAGCTGGCGTTGAGAAAGGTAGGTCTGGGAGTAGCGAGTGAGATCAAGAACGTCATCAATGAAGGGATTGCCCCCGCCTTGAAGTGGAGTACGGTTCGTAATCGGTTGTACCGTCGCACGGGGGTTCAGGGTGCCAAAGCGGCTTTGAAGAAGGGCGGCGCGGTACCTGATATGGCTGACGTGAAACCGCTGGTGGCAACTGCCCAGATGAGAAACAGCATCACCTACGTGATCAGGAAGCGGCTATGACCATTGACGTGACTCAAATTCTGTCTGACCCCGACCTGGCTACGTTGTTCGACGTCAAGCGCCGGTCTGAGACCGTAGACAGCAACGGAATCTCACAGGTAAGCACGACCACCTTCGAGGACGTCATCGGGGTGATCACCGTGATCTCACCCAATAACCTGGACCGGCATGAGAACTACCAAACCATGAGAAGGTCGATCAGCGTTATCTGCCGATTTGATCTTCGCGGTGAGGTAGACGGGTATCAACCTGACGTGGTGGTATGGCAGGGGAACAACTACGTCGTCAAGGTAGCTGGCTACTACCCGCAGTTCGGTGAAGGTTTTGTGCAGGCTGAATGTACGAGCATGGACCACGTGGACAAGGCGGTCTCGGCTACGCTTGCGAGCCAACTCACCTTCTCAAAGACATCTAACTCTAGTTATGTGGCGGTGCTATGAAACTTGTCGTAGTCGATTCGTCTGGGGTCACCCAAACTATTCTCGTAGCCGGTCAAGAAGCTGTTGTCAACCAATCTGGTTCGATCACGGCCACCGGTACCTCGCAACTCCTGGTAGCGGCAAACGCAAACCGGAGCGGGTTCTTGATGCAAAATCTCGGCACCTCCGTCATGTACGTTAATGATCTGGGTGGTGCCGCTACCGCAACCGGTGATTCATTCCAGGTAGCTCCCGGAGCGTTCTTTCCGCCACCTGGTTACGCCGTAACCACCAACGCCCTTAACGTACTGGGCACCATTGGTGACAAATACGTGGCACGGGAGTGGTGAGATGGCTAACACCTCAGCGACGGGTGGTTATCTACAGCCGACCAACACAGGTCCGCTTGATGACCAGGCGCTTGACATCTTCATCCAGAACTGGTTGGTGGGGTTAGCGGGTATCACGTCGTCGTTGATCAGACCTAGTTGGCAACCCGAACCGCCGAATCTTCCTCCCGCGACGACGACGTGGGTAGGGTTCGGTATCACGATTACTGATACGGACAGCTACCCGGCTGAGGTTCACCAGGCAGCCGGGAACGGGCATACCGAGTTACGTCGCCATGAGACGTTGGAGGTGTTGGTGTCGTGCTACGGACCGAATGCCAGGTCATTAGCCAGGCTGATTCGTGACAACGCTCAGATTCCGCAAAACCTCGAGGTGCTTACCTCAAACGGATACGGCCTTATCGACGCCGACCGGTTGCCCGTTGTGCCGGAGCTGGTGAAGGAGACCTGGCTGATGCGGGTCGATTTGAAAATCAACTTACGTCGTCAAGTTGTCCGAGATTATGACGTCCTGAACCTGCTGGAAGGTGTAGGGCAGATTGATAACGAGCAGAGTATTGAACCCTTCTGAGGAGTAGGCTATGACCAACGCACTCTCAATTAACCGGTTGATCAACGTTACGGTCAACCTCTCGCCGTCCAGCGCGTCGTTCCAGAACATCAGTACGCTGCTCATTCTGGGTTCGACGAGTGTCATCGACGTGGTTGAACGCCGTCGTTCTTATACCGGCATCGACGGCGTAGCGCTTGATTTCGGCACCACGTCTCCTGAGTACCTGGCAGCGGTGCTCTGGTTTGAGCAAGCGCCGCAACCCACCACGCTCCAGATTGGACGTTGGGCGAAAACCGACACGGCTGGCAAGTTGGTGGGCGCTACCCTGAGCGCAGCCGATCAGCTGATTTCAGCGTGGACCTCTATTACCAACGGTTCATTCGATGTGACCATCGACGGTGGTACACCGCAAGCGCTCACCGCCCTCGACTTCAGCGGTGATACTAACCTCAACGGGGTGGCGTCCACCATCACCACGGCGCTCACTGGTGCCACGTGCGTATGGAATAGCAACTTCAGCCGCTTCGAGTTCACCAGCGCCACCACCGGTGCTACCAGCACGGTCTCCTTCCTTACCTCTGGGACGGTTGGGACTGACATCTCAGGTATGCTGGGTGGCCTGGCAACCTCGTCCGGTGCTTACGTGGCAGACGGGATCGTCGCGGAAACCGCCTTGGAAGCGGTCACCTTGTTTGACCAGAACTTTGGTCAGGACTGGTACGCTGTCGCGTTGCTCGGCGGTCAAGACAGCGATTACGTGGCCATCTCGGGTTACATCGAGGCGGCAACCAATAAGCACTTGAACGGCGTTACCTCCCAGGAAGCCGGTACCCTGGTCAGTACCGATACCTCGAACGTGGGTTACCAACTCAAGCAGCTGGCTCGTAAACGTTCTCCGGTCCAGTACTCAAGCAGCAACCCTTACGCGGTGTGCTCGTTGTTGGGCAGGATCTTGACTACCGACTATAACGCCAACAACTCAGTCATCACCCTGATGTACAAGCAAGAACCCGGGATCGTTCCGGAGACGCTCAACGTTACCCAGATGAACGCGTTGGAAGGGAACAACGTCAACGTCTTCGTGGCGTATAACAACAACACCGCCATCATCGAACCGGGTATCATGCCGTCAGGTGATTTCATCGACACGATCACCGGGGTGGATTGGTTGGCGTTGGATATTCAAACCACCGTCTACAACCTGCTTTACACCTCCACCACGAAGGTACCTCAGACCAACCCCGGTAACCATCAGCTGGTGACGGCCATTGAAAGCGTACTTATCAAGGCGGTGAACAATGGGTTGATCGCCCCCGGCATCTGGAACTCTGGCGGCTTCGGTGCGTTGAGCCAGGGTGACTACCTGGCAAAAGGTTACTACATCTATGCGCCGCCTATCAGCAGCCAGGCACAAGCCGACCGCGAGCTTCGTAAGTCGGTCAGCATCCAAGTAGCTGTCAAGCTGGCCGGGGCAATTCACACCGTCGACATTCAAATCAACGTTAACCGGTAAGAGGACTGAGATATGTCGGTTACATACGCATTCCGTGACGTAAGCGCTTCCATGGTAGGACCGGGCGGTGCCATCAACTTGGGTGCTGATGCAGGTGCCGCCGAAGAGGGTATCACCATCGAGCCGAATGAGGACATCGATACCTTGACGGTGGGAGCTGACGGTACCCCCATGCACTCACTTCATTCTGATCGTTCCGGTACGATCCGGGTACGGTTGTTGAAGACGTCACCCACCAACCAGAAGCTGGCGCAGCTATACGCCATCCAGACGGCCGACTCCTCCCAACACGGGCAGAACACGTTGACCGTTGCAAATACCTATACGCAAGACATGATCTCCTGCCAGAAAGTCGCGTTTAAGCGACCGCCTACGTTGACGTATGCGAAAGAAGGTGGCATGAATGAGTGGGAGTTCAGCGCCGGGATCATCGATCGTGTTCTGGGCGGGGTGACCTGAGATGCAACTTGAGCTACATGGGATTACGTATCGAACGGTTAAGGCCATGGACGCCTTCACGCAACTTAAGATCGCTCGTCGGCTTGGTCCCGCTGTTCCGGTACTCGAAGGTGTAATCAAGAAGGAGAACCTGGAAAAAGATCGTCGTATCTTGGTGGTTCTCATGTTCTCCCACATCGCAGAGGAGGACATGCTGTACGTCGTTGATCAGTGCCTGACGGTTGTCGGCCGGGTTCAGGCTAATAACCAGATAGCGGATCTCAAACGGAATGGCTCGCTGATGTTTGATGACATTTCTATGTCTGACCTCATTGAAATTGCGACAGCGGTGATCGAGGAGACACTCGGCGATTTTTTTCGTACCGCGCTTTCTCCCTTGGAAGCGCGGACGAACCCAGATCATTCGTCTCAATGACAAGTGGTGAGGACTGGTTACTTCGACCGGTCCTCAAGAACCTCTGCAGATATGAATCGCTCTTGAGTGGGAAGCTACGGCTCGTTGATATCGCCAAGTTGAATGAAGCATTAGACGTAGAAATTGAGAACACCAACCGATTGCAACGGAGTTAGATCATGGCTGGTACTTCCGAGATTCTTCAGGAATACCTGATCAGCTTGGGTTATGAGACGGACGAGTTGTCGCTCAAGAAATTCGAACGGCACATGGGAACCGTTGGTAAAACCATCTTCAAAGTTGGAGCTGGTGTAGCCGGGGTCATCGCGTCCGTCGAAGCCGCCTCTGCCAAGTTCGCCTATTCGATGCGCCGGATCTACTTTGAATCAGAGCTTGCCGATTCGTCCGTGGAAAACCTCAATGCCTTGAGCTTTGCCGGTAAGCAGATCGGCGTGAGCGGTGGGGCGATGGCCAGCGCTGTGCATGATATGGCCCAAGCCATTCGTCTTAATCCTGGCTTACAGGGTTTGATCGAAAGCTTTGGGGTTCGGGTAACCGGTCGCGATATGAGCGACGTGGCAGTCGACCTGGTTAACGCGCTCCGGAAGCTTCCGGAGTTCGTCGGGGTGAAGTATGCGTCGCTGTTTGGAATTGACCCGAATACTTATCACCAGATGATTAAGCACATGGACACCCTGCAGCAGAAACGCCGCCAGCTGCTCAATGTCTATCGGGAGACCGGTTACAACCCGGACCTGGCCAGTAACAAGAAAACGATTCTTGAGTACACCCAGAGCTTGGATCTGCTTGAAGCCCGTTTGGGTATCCTGGGTCAGGCGTTGCTCATTAAGTTCGCTCCCGCCTTTCATAAGTTCAACGACGTCATCAGCGAATCGGTAACCTGGTGGACTCAATGGAGCATGGGCGTTCAGCACCTGAATGATGTCCTTGACAACCTCAGCATGAGTAACGTATGGGGTTTCATCAAAGAAGATCTCCTGGGTATTGCGCCACCGGCGCACATGACAAAAGGTCATCCCGGTGCCACCGGCTCATGGGATAACGAGGGTTGGACTGGCAGCACCGGGGTATCGAGGTGGCCCAAGAACCAGGCACCCGGTCTTACTACAGGTACGGCGGGTACGGTACCGCAAAGCGTCGTAAACCGTCCCACGGTTATGCGCCCTGGTGCGCTCCCCGACTGGTTGCGTGTCCACCCCAGCAGTACCACCAAGTTGGGCGGTGGGGCAGGAAGTTCGGGCGGTGGTCACCACGTAGAAATCGATCAGTCAACCACGATTCATGTGACCGGTGGGAACGCTTCAGAAACCGCTGATGCGGTTGCGGCGAAGCAGCATCAACTGAACGTTGAACGTAGCTACCAGAATACAGAGGTGCTGCGAAACTTGAAGGGGTCAGTGAGATGAGCCTCGGATCGATTTTCTCAGGCGTTGTTCAAGCGTCACTTCAACTGGGTATTGGTTCAAATATCATAAAACCCCAGCGCGGGATCTATAACATCGTCTTACCTGACGGCTCTACGCTGCCGGACATCACCCCGCAACTGGTTGAGCAAGAGCGAAGTACAGACCAAATGGAGATCACAACCAACCCCATTGAGGTAGGCGCTCCGGTCAGTGATCACGCCTACAAAGTTCCCGCTGTAGTTGAAGTACGAATCTGGTGGTCTAACAGCCCGTCGAATACGTCACTCTACGGAACTATCTCGGGTGCGGCTGCGTTGAACCCAGCTATTCGCCAAGCGTTGGATCTTTATAATGAGTTCACCTCGCTTCAATCAATCTTAAGCGGTTCGGCTACCAGCCAGATGGCTACGATCTACGCACAGCTTCTTAAGGTTCAGGCGCAAAAGGGGTTGTTCACCCTGTACACCGGTAAGCGAATCTACGATCAGATGGTCATCAAGACGCTGACCCAAACGACCAACAAGATGACTGAGAACTCATTGGAGATTGTTCTCACCTGTCAGCAGCTGATCATCGTTAACACGCAGACGGCGACGCTCTCTAAGGCACTTCAGAAATATGCCCGGAAGACCGCTTCGCCAGTTTCAAAAGGCAAGATCTCGCTCAAGCAGGTTAACTGATGGCCATTTACGAAATTCCGTTGACCCCAGAAGCTCAGACGTTCACCATCGACCTGGCTGATGTCACGTATATCGTGTCTCTCTTCTGGTGTGACGCCTCTTCTTGCTGGATTATTAACCTGGCCGATTCACAGGGAGTTGATATCGTAACCGGTATCCCCCTGGTAACGGGTAGCGATCTTCTCGGGCAGTATCAGTATCTTGGTATTGGCGGCTCGTTAATTGCGTTCACCGACGGTGACAGCAGTGCGGTCCCCACGTACGAGAACCTCGGAACCAGTAGCCATCTTTATTTTGAGACTGCCTAATGGGAACTCAATTTGGTCGTAAGCTGGGTTTGATCCTCTTCAACGGTGACGAGGCACTTGACCTGTCTAGCTTCCGGGTGAAGTTTCGCATCCAAAATGCCGATGTGGAGTCACCGAATACCGCCGTCATTACGGTCTACAATCTCAAACCCTCAACGGTTCGTAAAATTCGTGGGGAGTTTCAATTCGTCTCGTTGAACGCAGGTTACGAGAGCGGGAACTATGGGGTCGTTTTTCAAGGAACGATCAAGCAGTTTGTCATCGGCCGTGAAAGCGCCACGGACACCTTCCTTGAGATCAGAGCGGCTGACGGCGACGTGCTCTATAACCAGGGGTTCGTTAACCAGACCCTGGCCGCCGGTCACACCCCTAATGATGCCATCACGAAAGTCGTTGAGGCGATGGGTGGCGGTACCCCCAATCTGTCGGCGCTCACCATCGATAAGCAGCACGTACCGAACATCAGGGGGTCAGTACTCTTTGGGTTAGCCAGGTCTAAGCTACGCAATCTGGCCAGTACGCTCGACGCTGGTTGGAGCATTCAAAATGGAAAGGTTATCTTCACCGACAACACCGGGTACCAGGCTGGTGAAGCGGTGGTGATCAACGTGAACACAGGTTTGATCGGCTTACCTGAGCAGACGCCGGAGGGGGTCAAGTTAAGGTGTTTGCTCAACAGCCGTCTTCGAATCGGTGGTTTGGTCCAACTGAACAACGCTGAGATCATCCAGCTCGTTCAGCAAAATCCCGAGATGGCCCCAATCCCATTTAACCAATGGGCCGGGATCCAGTACAACGCAGCGCTGGCTGAGGCCATCGTAAACGATACGGACGGCTATTACCGGGCGTACGTGGTAGAGCACGAAGGCGACAGCAGGGGCGAGGCCTGGCACAGCAACCTGGTAGCGTTGGCGGTCAACATCTCGCAACCGGCCAACAAGTCGGTAGGGAGCCTGTGATGGATAGAAGAGAAAGATTTTCCGACTTACCGAATTCTTTTCTTGCTGCCTTAGTGGGTTGGCAGGCTGAGATCTATACCAGCTGTCCCGGCATCGTCCAGAGCGTTGATTACGACAACGACACGTGCGTCGTCCAGCCAGCTATCCAGGCGCTTTTCACGTCACCGGTGGACGGTAGCCAAAAGTGGATTACGATGCCGGTTCTGGTTGATTGCCCTATCCTTCTCCTGGGTGGCGGCGGTGTTACGTTGACGTTCCCATTTGCTGAGGGCGATGAATGCCTTATCCACTTCTCACAACGGTGTATCGACGCCTGGTGGCAGAGTGGCGGCGTGCAACCGCAAGCTCTTCTTCGGATGCATGATCTCTCTGACGGGTTCGTAATTCCCGGTTTCAGATCACAACCGAGAAAGATGACCTTCAACTCGACAACTGCCCAGCTACGAACCGATGACGGGAATGCTTACGTGGAGGTCGACCCGGTCACCCATAACGTGAACGTCGTCACGACCGGCAACGTGAACGTCACCGCGACCGGCAACGTGAACGTCACCGCGACCGGCAACGTCGTGGCTCAGGGTGACCAGGT